AGTCTTGCGGCAATCATTTGCCGCCAAATGAGGCTAGTTTAAGCAAGCACATTGCCGAATGCGAGGCGCAAAACGAAGAACTTCGTCGGATTGTTCGGTGGTATATGCGTCATTCTGGCGTTGATATGCCCGAAGAAATGCGGGTTATCTTTAACAAGATAAGCGGAGTAAACCAAAGGAGGTTTGGAATGAGCGACCACAAGCATGACCGTGAAATTGCTGACGGTTTCACCATAACTAAGGTTTGCAACTGCTTTCGATGCTCCAAGGAAGCGGCGTGTATCAAGTTCTCGATGATGACCGGCTACAAGCTCTACACCAACTATCGGCTATGCCCGATGTGTTCGGTTGAGATGATGAATTTTCTGGCCATCAGCCCACTGCCAAAGGAGAGTGAATAATGAGAAACGATAGCGGCGGTTAAAGCTGCTATAGGTGTCGTTCTGCTCTGGGCTGGAGAGCAGGCGGCAGAAAAATGGGGTAAATGACTGACAGCCCAGCCGGTCCTTGTGGCTGGCTGGGCTTTTTCGGGAGGTAAATGATGTTGTTCGGTCTCCCTGAAATGAAAGTATTCGCTGAGACAAGCAGCGATCCTCGGATCAAAGCTCTCTGGGCAAGACTGGAAGAGGCCCGCAGAAAGAATGCGCTTTGGTGCAATGAAGTAAACACGCTGCGCGACCAGCTTCGCTGGCGTAAGTGGCCGGAGGAGAAGCCGGAGGAGAAAGACGAATACATGACCATCATCGACGATGAAGGAAACGACGACACTTGCCTATTGTTTTGGAACGGCTCCGAGTTTTGTTTGCGTGGTGGGTTTCGGCCACTTGTTCGTTATTGGCGATCAATTGGCGAACTGCCGGGAGAGTGAGCGATGAGCAATTGGTTCTGCCCAGACTGCGTTGGCTTGCTGATTGGAAGTTATTGCAATTGTTCAAATACTCCAGGAGTTGATTGTGGATAAGCCGCTGCTATTTTTAATTGCTGGCTATTTTGGCGGGCAGATGTTAGCGTATTTGTTTTTGTTTGGAATGAGTTTTATACGAGTCAAAAAAAAGAAGGGTGGATGATGAGTAGCCTTTATTCTGTAGCTGTAGACGAGTTGGTTAGGCTGCGCGACCAGCTTCGCTGGCGTGATGCAAAAACTGAAAAGCCACAAGAAGGAGAATTGTGCCTGATTGTCATGCGAAATATGATTTGGCCTAATGTGATTCAGTATTCCGAGTTTGGTTCCTACCGTAGCCCTTGGGACACAGACTTTATTTTGTACTGGCGACCAATTGGCGAACTGCCGGTATAACACACCTCTTTGAATTCTCCCATCGAATGAACTACTCAAGCTCGGGTGTATTTATTTGGGACATTTTAATCCCAAATGAGGCTTCCGATGTTCTGGTACTGGGTTGGTTACATTCTGACTGCCTGGCTCACCGCCGACTTTCTGACCGGCCTTTTCCACTGGTTTGAAGACCGGTACGCCAAAACCTCCTGGCCTATTTTCGGCCCCCTAGTTGCCGCCCCCAACGAATTGCACCACAGCGAACCCCGCGCATTTCTCCGTGGGAGCTACTGGGATCGCAACAACACCACGATGATTCCCTGTCTTTTGATCGCAGCTTGGCTGGGATACCAGGAGCTTTGGTGGGGGATGTTAGTCGGCATTTTCGCCTCGCAGGCGAACCAACTCCACGCCTGGACCCATCAGGGCAGCGTTCCCCGCCCGGTCAAAATCCTCCAAGAAACTGGCATCTTGCAGAACGCCCGCCACCACGCCCGACATCATATAAGTCCTTATGCCACGCACTTTTGCGTCATGTCTAGTTGGCTAAACCCCTTGTTTGACTCCATCGGTTTCTGGCGCTGGCTGGAAAAAATCGTTTTCTTTTTTTTACGCGTTCGACCCAAGCAAGGTTAATACCATTGCCGGAATGATCTAAGCTGCCGGGGCCGCACCATCCCCTTCGGCGTGAGCCGACCGTGTGACAGGCCAGCAGCCATGGGCCAGGTAGTGTTTGAGTGCGGTTGAGGCGCTACCAGAAGATATCGGGCCGCATACTCGATAATGAGGGTTCGAGTCCCTCTTTCGGCGATAACCAAGGAAAGACCATGCTGCAAGAAATCAAATCCCAACACGAAGTGGACGACAACGGCAACCCGGCTGGGGGTCGCACTTGGGGGACTGGCATTCAAATCGATTGGCAGAATGGCCCGCTGGCCGTGGACGGGTTTCGTAAGGAGCCGAATGGAGCCTTCGTCGAAGGGGTAATTCAAGCCGCCATCGACCGCCTGCAACATTACCAGTCGGGCAAGTTCGCCTGCCGAGAGAACGCCCTGGCCATCACCAAGCTGGAAGAAGCCCTTCATTGGTGCCAGCATCGGACGGCCAACAGGACCAAGCGCGGGGTCGAAGGGACTCATACGGTGTGACATGGTGGGATTGGGCAAGCTGGTAATTGCCTACCTCATCGTCTTTGAACGGGTCTGGGTTCCCCCAACCGCAGTCCAAGAAAATCCTTTCGTCAGGAATCTGATCGCCCAGGTCGCCCAGGACCTAGAGCTTTTTGCTTATCCAGACTGTACTTCCTTGAACAAAGCTCGTGACGCCTACGAGCAAACGCTGACCTGTCGGGCAAAACTGGCAGATGCCAAGAAATTTTTTTATATCGATTTTTATGTGGAAGGAACGACTTGTTACATGATTTGGGCGAATAAATACAATCGACCGTTTGATGAAGTTTGTCGTCGGAATATCTTGCAGGGTTATGGTGAGTCCCGGGATTTTTGGTTGATCGTACAACGGGAAAACGACTTAATTTATAAAGTGTACGATTTGCTTGACGATCAATACCGAAACATACCACTCTACTCCAAGCGTTTGAAACTAGATCAATTGCGCGAAATTTTGGGTGGCGAAGCCTACGAAGCTGGCTGGCTTCCTAACCCAACCCCGACTTGGAGATTCTTGCCGTGAAAGAATACGATCTTTACCGATGTATATCTGACCTAGCTTGCGTGGCCAGCTTTACTTTCATTGCTTGGATGCTTCTCCGAAAAAATTCTTGGAGATAACTAGACGGTTTCCCTGAATGGTTTACCATAAGGAGTCGGCGTGGGCAGGCGGCCTGTGCCTTTTTTCAAGGACGAGGTAACTATGAAGCGATTTGTTTTTGGTCTGTTGGCTCTGGCTATGGTGGCTTCCGCAGCTTCGGCTGGCCCTTTACGTCGTAAGGCGGTTGTGACAGGAACCAAAACCGTAACCCAGACCCAGACCACAACCACCGTTACCACGGTTACTAACGCCCAGGAAGTGGCTGCTTATCTGGCCGGAATTGGCAGGATTGGCCACTTTTTCCGCGGCGGATATCGCTTTGAGGGCGTGGGTATGGGTTCCACCCCCCAGGCTGCCATCAATTCCTGCTGCAAGCCCCGTTTCGGCGGTTCTCCCCGCGAGATCGGCGTTGCACAGGGACGCAACGGCATGTTTTACGCATGCTGCCGGTACTAAGAAAAATTGTTGACCGTGTTTAGGATTGGGTTTCCGGTCGGCACGGTTGACAATACACGCACGGCTTGCCATCCCTTGTCGTGCGTTGTACGGGAGTAGAGAAGAGGCTATCTCGCCACCCTCATAAGGTGGAGATCGCTGGTTCGAGTCCAGCCTCCCGCAATGGTTTTCTCAAAGGAAGGAGTCCCCTATGAACAAGATCAGGAAGAAGATTGTTCGCAGGAAAGAGTTGATCGCAGCCTTGACAAGGATAGCGGCCAACAACAAGAGGGCGACGGCCCGATAAACGAATCGGGCTTTTCAGAGGCGGTGACCCCAAAAGGTCGCCGCCTTTTTTATTGGGGGGTTCTTATGTATGTGATGCGACCGAATGACGGCTACAAGCAATCCTTGAGGGATTTGGCAAAGTCTTTGCTTTCCAAGGGTGCGGTTAGCCATTTTGTCGAAATTGGTTCTTTTTCCGGGGAATCCGCTGTCATCTGGCACGAATCCTTGCCTGATTCCACCATCTGGTGCATCGATCCCTGGTTGCCAGGCTACGACCCAAACGATGCCGCCAGCAACGAGAACATGACCGCTGTTGAAAAAGCGTTTGATCGCAGGGTTTTTGGGTGCGAAAGACTGGTCAAGCTGAAAGGCACTTCGGACGACTTCAAGTCGTTGTCGTGCCTCCAGTCTGTCGATGCTGTCTATGTCGACGCCATGCACACTTACGAGGGCGCCAAGGCCGACATTGAGTTCTGGTTGCCTCGCTGCAAGCTGGCCATCACCGGCCACGACTACAACGGAGGCTGGCCAGGCGTGATCAAGGCTGTGGATGAAGTCGTTGGCAAGCCTGACTTTATTTTCCCAGACAGTTCCTGGTTGAAGTGGATCAAGAGATGAATCCGCCCCACTAAGTCGCTGTGTTTTGCAAAATGCATTTTTCGCCATGATGAGGAGGTTGCGATGACAGATAACGACAACGAATACTGGGAACTCAAGAAAGCAATCGACCTTGCCTCGTCGGCAGACAGATTTGCTGAGTTGGGTGTGGCCGACCTTCTTGATTTGAATTTCATCCATACCTGCCGAAAACTTTTGCCAGACTTTTTGAAAAAACACTCGAGGCTCCTGCGATTGGTCCGCGAGAGCCAGGACGAGATCGAAAGCTTAGACAACGAGGTGTGTCGGGTTGGAAGAGAATCGATGCAATTGATCAATGAAAATTTGAAGCTGAAGGCTCAGGTCGAAGAACTAGAAGAGCGTTTGTCGATCATGCTGGAAAGCAAAGGCGTTGTTGAGGGTTGGGACGCATGAATCGCAAGAAGCTGGAGTACCTGAAAGCCTGTGAGCGCGGAACCCGCGAGGCTGGTGTCAGACTCTTGCGCGGACATGTCGTTAGGACAGAAAGCGGTCGTTTTGTGTCCAAGTTGACTATCGGCCACCATCCTACCGAGGAAGACGCCGAAGCCTTCCTTGAGACAGTCAGGACCATGTTGAATTCCCAGAAGGGGCGAACAACCGATTATTTTCAGTGGGGTTTTAGATTTGTCGGAGACGACATTTGCGGCAATTGTTATTTCAAGGTTGTGCCACTTGATTATTACGAGAGACACGGCTCTTTTGATGGTAACCCCTTCCCGTATTTTCAATTGCCAACATCGCTAGGGTTTTCACACGAAAGTGAATCGACCTTCAGGTATGGCGGCGACGAAACAGAGGGTAGGGGTATTTTGATTCGCATGGGACTGAAGGAGCTTGATTGTGGATGACCTTGAAGGCATTTTGCTGTGTGACGGCCTCGAAGGTGCTTTTATTGGTGTTTTGCACCGGTTCAATCAACCGACGATCGCAGTCTATGACATTGAAAAAATCATCGCTATTTACATGTACCGCGATGGCATGACCGAAGAAGAAGCCCGTGAGTTTTTTGAATTCAATGTTATCGGAGCGTGGGTTGGGGAACGCACTCCAAGTTTCGTGTCTTCAATGTCACTCGAAGAGCTAAACCTGGCAATTCAGGAAAGCTCCGAATAAAAAAACAAAAAAGCTTGCCAACACCCTATGTAAAATCCTAAGCTTTTTGCTGGTTAAAACTTTTCTCAAGGAGTGTGGGGATGTCTCTCGACGAAGATGTTGCCAAAGCTTTGCAGTATGGTCGCCCAAAGAAGGACGATCCCAGGAAAAAGCCGGCAAAGCCAGACGAAAGGAAGCGGGGCAGCAAAAAGAACCCCAAGGATTCTGCTTCTAAGCCAAACAATTCCATCGAGGTTTCAGCGGAGACCGAGAAAAAAATTCGCAAGTTGATGGAAGAACACAACGCCAAAGACCCGAAATACAAGGCCAATATGGCCATGTTGAAGGCCGTCTTTCGTCGCGGGGCCGGAGCGTTCAGCACCAGCCATGCTCCAGGCATGGATCGGACCCGTTGGGGCCTGAAGCGGATCGAAGCCTTCCTGTACCTGTTGCGCAGGGGTAGGCCGTCCAACCCCAACTACAAGCAGGACAACGACCTGCTGCCGGACGGACATCCCCGCTCCAGCAAGAAGAAGGAGAAGTCCAAGAGCAGCACCCTCAACGACATTCTTTCTCGCATCGAGGGAGCTGTGCAGGATTTGCGCGATTCCCTGCGGGGCTGATGATGTTCAAGGTTTCGCTCGGAGAGAACGGCTGTTTCTTTGTGTCAGACAACGAAGGAAGACCAGCCGTTGTCTCCGGTGAAACATTGGATGATTTGGCCGATGTGCTGATAGCCATGTTGGCAGCGGTCAATAGTTTTGAAGGCTTTCAGGGGCAGCGGGCTTCGGAGTGGCCGAAAGTTAGAAGACAACACCTGGATGCCAACCCCCGTTGCGCAGCCTGTGGTTCGGACAAAAGTCTTCAGGTTCACCACAAGAAACCTTTCCATTGTGAGCCTTGTCTTGAATTGGACGCCGAAAATCTGATCACATTGTGTCCTTTGTGCCATTTCTACTTCGGGCACTTGCTCAGGTGGAAAAGCTGGAATGTCGATGTGAGCAAGGATGCGGCTTGGTTTTTAGAAAAGGTTAAGGAGAGACCATGAAAAGCTGGGGATTGACATTGTTTGTGGTTGTCTGGATCAGTTGTATCTGGCAGTTCTCGGTTCGCCCGATCCTAAACATGGAAATGCGCATCAAGGCAACGGAGGCCAGTCTGCGATTTGAAAAGCAGCGGTCGCAGCTCCTGGATGACGAGATTGCCGAGCTTCGCACAAAACCCAGCTACGAGGAAGGTTATCGCGACGCCGTCATCCGTGCCGGGGCGCCCGAAAATGCCAGCGCCTACAAAGATGGTTACGATGCGGCCATCCTTGCTGTCGGCGATGGAGGCTATGCTGACGGTTATCATGCAGCCATCAAGCAGTTTGGCTTCCCGGCCCGCCCCAACCAGGCCATGGCCAAAGCCAGGAAGGATGGTGCCGAATGAGCATCATCACGAAAAAAGGTGTGTGCAAAGTCACGAACGAGCAGTACGCCGAGGCCTACAAGCAGTATGAGCCGTGTCTGCACAAGCATTGCCAATCGTGGACCGGTAAGTTTGACAAGGATGAGGCCATGCAAATTGCTGGCATTGCCTTGTGGATGGCACTCCAGAATTACGACAGTTCCCGCCGGATGACTTTCCTCGGGTATCTGATCAACCGTATCCGTTGGTCTTTCCTGGTGGCCTACCGCAAGAAGAGGAGGCAGAACAAGGAAATACCTGTCGATACCACGGTCAAGTGCTGGATAAACGAACCCTTCTATCTGCACGAAGATCCGGATGAGAGGCCCGATGTCATCAAAAGACACCTGAATGATAAGGCGTCTAAGATTGTTGATCTGGTCGTGGCGGGGAAAAACACGACGGAAATCAAGCAGGAGATGGGTATTTCTAGGCAGCGGGTTCATCAGATTTTTGGAGAAATCCGCAGCACGCACAATCGGCTTTGTTCGATTGGCAAAATGTAGTCTGTCTAGACATCCTTGATTTTTTCAACGCGCATCTTTGCTAGTCAGGGGTGCGCGTAAGTCTTTTTGTCAACCCAATTAATAATCCAGACAAACATAATTTTGAAAAAACTATTGTCAACTCTGTCCAGCTTGCTATTATTTGAATGTCGGGAGCAAGAGTTGCAACCGAAAAAGTCGTGAGACAAGGAAAAGAGCGATGAGCAACAGCAGCGTTTTGGTGGGATCGGGTAACAATGGCGATTTCGTGCATCAGCACCAGGAAATGGGTGCCAAGCAGGATTTCCGCAATGTGTCCAAGAAGTGGCTGGACAAGTGCATCACTTTTGATCAAGGCCTGGAAAGGCTTTACGACGGACGCAGCCAGACGGAAGACTTTGAGGCAACGATCACCCAGTTCCGTCCCGCTTTGACCGACTCTGGCCGTTTTGTCATCCGCGACCAGGCGTCCGGCAGGGATTTCAAGCCCACCCAACACGCCCTCAACCAGCTTTCCCGCTGGGCAAATGTCGGCAACTTCCTGCCGACGAAGCTGTATGCCAGCACCGACACCCAAGATCACGAGACGCTGGTTCGTGTTTTTGAGAACGGTCTGCGCCATCTTGATAGCGACAAGAACCTGTTCTGGCGTTGCCGTCAGGATGGCACCCTTCGCGCCGTCCTCAGCAACCGGTACATGGAGGTCAACAACGAATGGTTCCTCAAGACCCTCCAGGAAATCATACCTGGCGGCATGTTGTCGCACTGGCGGGGGGATAGCGACACGATTTACGGCAACATCCTGATCCCAGATTCCATCCGGGAAGAGTCCGACAGCGACTACGGTGGAATGCTGTCTATCGGCAACTCCGAGGTCGGCACCCGTCACCTGTTCTCGTTGCCGTCTGTTTTCCGGGCCATCTGCATGAACGGGTGCATCTGGGATCAGAAGAAGGGCGAATCCCTGAAGATGCGCCACAATGGCGAACCGGACTACGAAGTCCTGTATGTGGCGATTCGACAAAATCTGGAAAACCAGATTCCCCTGTTGCCCCGCGGTATCGGTCAACTGCTAGATACCCGGGCCAAGAAATGGGACAGCGGTTCGATTTACCCGCTTTTCGCTGCCCTGGCTACCGAGTTCAAGATTGCCCGCGAACCCATCAGCAAGGTTTTGGGCGCCTACCAGGAAGAGTTGCTGGCGGCCGACTCCAGCCGCAACAACCTGTTCGGGGTGATCAACGCCTTCACCCGGGCCGGGCAGGGTTTGTCCAACGAGCAATGGTACAGCTTTGATATCATTGGCGGCAAACTGGCTGGTTTGTCCGGCAACGAGTGGGATGGTCTCCGCAACCGGGCTAGGGCTATGAAGACAGAGACCGTGGACAAAGTTCTTGGCCTGGCTTCCTAACTTAAAAAACAGTCTTAAAGACAAGCCCGTCCGGATGATTCCGGGCGGGTTTTTTTGTTGGCAAAAGAAAAGCCCCCGGGGATCACTACTCCCCGGAGGCCTTTTGACTCTGCCAGAGGTTTCTGGCCGGAGAGTCATACCCCTTGCAGGATGGTACTTAAACAATAGTTTTGAGGCTTTTTATCAGCAAGGCGTGAAAAAATAATTTTACTTATTGGCCGATTGAACAATAATGGAGTGTCGGCTCACGGGGGAAAGTAGCCGATAGGATGTTCGATTGTGTGTTTAATGTCGTACTTAGGTTTTGGGGGAACACTATTATTGGGGGGTTGTTATGAAGACTAATTATCAGGTTTCACCAGAAGAGTTCATCATGGCTTGGGAGACCAGTGAGTCGGTTCCAGAAGTGGTTGAAAAATTGCGACGGGTTGCCAAGGCCAAAAACACTCAAAGTATGTCTAAAGATATAGTTTTATCTCGTGCGTCATCTTATCGTTCTCTGGGTGTGAATCTGAAAAAAATGAAACGGAAGCACGGCAAACCGATTGATGTCAAGGCCTTGAACAATCTGGTCTCCAGGATCAATCAGGGGGGCGGTCTGTTTGACAAGGATGTTGTGGCTATCGACTTGAGAAAAATGAGCAACGACAAGATCACCGCCTGATTTTGTCTGGGGGGTCTGGTCTTCTGGGGTGGTGTATTCAATTACGCTATCCACCCCCAGAGGACTAGACCCATGCCCAATCTCTATGGCAATCCTGTCGTTTCCGGGCAGATGATTCCGCACGGCAATGAAGCCCTGACCCAGACAACCCAGGTCATCACCGATCAATTTTACGCTGAACAAAAGCAGATTCTTAAAAAGAAGGCTTTTGGTGTCGATTACTCCGTCCTGCCGAGCGGGACGGAAGCAGCCACCGTTTCTCAGGTGAGTGTGCGCCAGACCAACCCGCCAGCTGCATCTTCTCGCGGGTTTTTCTGTGTTGGCAACAGCATCGTCTGACCCGAGGTAAAACCATGGATTTTTCCATTCTGATCAGCAAGTTGTTTGAAGCTCGTCAAGCAGCCCACAACGCCCATCTTGCCACTCGCTCTTACGCCGCCCACAAGGCCATGAATGAGTTTTACGATGGTATTCTGGAGATTGCCGACGAGTTGGCTGAGGTCATCCAGGGTGAATTTGGCCTGTTGTCCCTGAATGTGCAGGCGCCCCCTCCCAATGTTGACTTCGTGGTTTACCTCAAGGAATTGTGCGCCATCCTGAAGGCAGCCAACCAAATGATCCCGGGTGTCCAGAGCTACCACCAGAACATCATCGACAATGCGCTGGCCCTGTCCTACAAGACCCTTTACCTGTTGACGCTTTCGTGAGCCTGGTCGAGGGGAAGGATTATTATTTGGAAAACGGAAGTTATGTCCTGACAAGGACTTACCTTCTGAGCCGTGGAAAATGTTGCCACGGCGGGTGCCGCCACTGCCCCTACCCGGTCAATATGGGTAGGAGGACCCAGGATAATGAGTCAGATTGCGTATTTCGTGAAGGCGGCGAAGCGACCATCGACCCGGTTTGATACGGCTACCGAGAGTTTGGTTTATTCTTTGATGCCAGAAGCTCCGGTTTCGTCCAAGCAGATGGCAGATATTGTCCTCTCCTGGGTCAAGGAACATCCCGACGATGGCCCCATCCATGGAGGCGTCCGGGAGATCAGTCTGGCGATGGAGAATCTGCTCCTTCGGGGGTGGATTCAGACCTCGTTTTTGAAGGCTGCCGTAACCATTTGACGGTGTATTGCTGGGTAGGTGTTATCCCTATCTGGCATCGCCGGAGGTACGGCCATGGACACACAGACTGCGTTGCAAATCCTGGAAAGATTTGGCCTGCCAATCTTCCTGTTGTGTGTTTGCGGTTTCGCCTTGTATAAGGCGGCAATCTGGGCAGCCAACCGGATTTTTGTTCCAGTTGCTGAACGCCACATCAAATTCCTGGATGATGTCAGTTGCGCGGTAGATAAAATCACCGTCAACCAAGAAAATCTCGTCCGGAATATGGCTGATTTGTCGACCCATGTGAAAAATCACAGCCGTCGCATGTCTTCTCTTGAGAGAGTGACCGAAGAAACAAATGTAAACTGAGGGGGTGACCCATGTGTGCCAGTTACGAGGTGCATGGGACTCCACCGGAGAAAAAACGATCCGTCCGACTAGCTAGCTATCCAGATCATGGTATCAATTGGCAAAAAGCCTGGAAAAAAGCTCAGGAATTTATTGAGGACGGGTATCGCAATGTCCGAGTTGTTGAAGTTCCAAGCTCAAATAATAATTGATCGTTTGTAATATCCGACCTATCCTCCTATTGGGTGTTGCAATTGTGCTACCCAATAGGATTTTTTGTTGTGATTTACCCGAAAATCAGTTGCCTGTGCCCCACATACGGCAGGCCCCATGCTCTGGAAGAGGCGATGCACTCTTTCCTGCTCCAGGACTATCCTGGCCCCAAGGAGCTGGTGATTGTTAATGATTTACCGGAACAGGAACTGCGGTTTGACCATCCCGAGGTCAAGATAGTCAATCTTCCCGAACGGGTCGCCAATCTGGGTGAAAAATTTAATCTGACCGCCAGGGAGGCGACTGGCGACATCTTGGCTGTCTGGGACGATGACGACATCTTCTTGCCGCACCGTTTGACTTATTCCTTTGAGGGGATGTGGCGGGGGTTGTTCCACACCGGCCTTGGCTTTTACGAAGAAAAACCCCGTCACATTGAATATGCCAGCAACCTGTTCCACTCCTGCCTGATGCTGACCAAGAAGGTCTTTTGGGATGTTGGTGGGTACCGGCATGTCGACTGGTGTGGGGCCGATTCCCTGCTGTTCCAGGATCTGATCCGTAGGTATGGCGAATTCTCAAAGACCATCCCGGACAAGGATCGTTTTTATATTTATCGCTGGTCATCCGTGCAGTCTTACCACGTCAGCGGCTGGTCTTCCGAAAAGGTCTCGTCTCTGGTGGAAGGCTTCATCAAGGAGCGCATCCTGTCGGGGCAGCTGCCCTCAGGAGTGGTCGATCTGGAGCCGCGCTGGTCCTACGACTACACGGAGTTCCTCCCTTGATCAATGTCTGCTCACCGGTCAACGAACTTGGCTATGGCACGGTCGGTCGCAACCTCGTGAAGGCGATGATTGAGATCGGCGTCAAGCCAGCCCTGTTTCCCATCGGCAATGCCGTGGTCGCCAACAGCGAAATGGCGGCGTTCGCCAAGGCTGTGGAGCGGGCCAAGTTCTACAATCCGCACCACCCGTCCTTCCGCCTCTGGCACGCCTGGGATTTGTCGCAGCACCCCACTAAGTCCAAGCGTTCCGCGGCGACCTTCTTTGAGCTGGATTCCTTGAAGCACGAGGAAATCTACCAACTCAGCCAGATGGATTGCGTGTTTGCGTTCGGAGAGTGGTCCGCTGATGTGATGAGGCGGTCAGGCATGACAGCCAGAATCGAGACCATTCATTGCGGCGTGGACCGCAACATCTTCGGCGATAAACCCCTCCCCCAAGAAGGCCCCACCCGCTTCATCAACGCAGGCAAGTGGGAAATCCGCAAGGGTCACGACCTATTGCTCCAGGCTTTCCTGAAGGCATTCAGGCCGGATGACGATGTCGAATTGGTCATGTTGTGTGACAACCCGTTCCTGACGCCTGAAGAGACCAACGAGTGGGTGGACTACTACAAGAAATCCAAGCTTGGCGACAAGATACGCATCCCCATGCGCTTGGAGACACAGAACGAGGTGGCAGCCCTGTTTGCGTCGGCGCACTGCGGGGTTTTCCCGAGCCGCGGGGAAGGATGGAACCTGGAAGCCCTCGAGCTGCTTTCGATGGGGCGTCATGTTATCGCCACGGCCTGCACCGCCCACCTTGATTATTTGACCAAGCAAAACGCCACCCTCATCCCCACAGGTCCCCTTGAACCTGCCTATGACGGGAAGTGGTTCACGGGGCAGGGGAGATGGTATCAGTTGCGGGAATCCGCAATAGACGAGACCGCAAAAGCCATGAGGGCGATCCACGAGCAGCGTCAACAGGAAAAGCTGACCATAAACGAAGCCGGTATTGAGACCGCCAAAAGTCTCTCCTGGGAGAGTGCCGCCAGAAAAATTTGTTCTGTTTTAGGAGTTATCGATGGGGTGTGACCTCCAGGTAGCCGTGGCTCTGGCCTGTGTTCCGTTCGGGACAAACGGCGAGATCAAGTTTCTGGTGTCCAAAGAACAGCCCTACCGAATGCCAACAACTTCGGCTGTCCCAGGACAAGAGCCGTTGCAGACCACCTCGGATTTCCTGCGCAGGCTGGTTGGTGTCGGCGCCAGGATCGGGGACAAGGGCTGGGTCGAGATGCGTCTGGGTGCCGTGGTCACCCTGTCGGTCGAACCATGGTCCATCCTGTTGGTCTATGGCGGTATGGTTCCTGAAGAGTTGGCTGTTCGAGAGGAGGGTTACGAATGGAAAACATGGACAAGCCTAGGAAGGCAAGGCGTGGCCGACCCGCTGCACCTAAGCAACATGCTGATGGCGGCACAAAAAATCTGAATGATGTCCAGATCAAGGTGCATTTTATCCTCGACGGTGACGACATTCGATGCACCATGGATGTGCCCCATCCCGAGACAACTTCGGAGGCGGTCGACAACGCCGAAAAGCTTGGCACGCTGCTGGCTCTGATTCAGACAGGCAAAATCTTGCCGGTCGTGAACTTCGCCATAGCCCGCTGCGGAATCATCAATGACCGCGTGGCCGAGTTTGAGTACGCCATGAAGGCCATGCATGTGGGTATGTCCTTGGGGTTGCCTGGAGCCGACAACAAGGAAGTGCCCGTAGTCAGTCCAACCGACGCTTTTCTTTTCAGGAAGGAATCTTGACCGATGTCAGCCAGAGTGATCGCCGACTCCATCAATCCGGCTGGCAACCGGATCACCACGCTTGTCGTCCGTTTTCCCAGATTCATCCTAGCGGAATGGAATACGCACCGGCTGTTTTCGCGCAACGCTGCCTCCAGCCGGGCGATCCCGACCGCCAAGATCATTGAGCAGGTTGAAAAAGATCCGGCTATGCCTGTGCATTGGGGAAAAAATCAATCTGGCATGCAGGCTCACGCCGAGCTTTCTCCAGCCGACCAACCGGTTGCCGAGACCATCTGGCTCCAGGCCAGAAACAATGCGGTGATCAAGGCGAGGGAAATGCTCTCAATCAATGTCCACAAGCAGATCGTCAATCGGCTGCTGGAACCATGGATGCAGGTCAGCGTGCTGGTGACTGCCACAGAATGGCAGAATTTCTTCAAGCTGCGCTGCCACCCGGATGCCCAGCCAGAAATACAGAAGGTTGCTTACGAGATAAGGGACGCAATGGAGGCCAGCGTGCCAGCTTTCCTGAATCCAGGGGAGTGGCACATCCCCTTTGGTGACCGCTGCGAGGGTCTGACCAACGAGGAGCGACTCAAGGTGGCCACCGCCCGCGCCGCCCGACTCTCCTACGAAACCTTCGATGGCCAAATTGACCCACAGAAGGATTTTGCTCTCCACGACAGCCTGGCAGAGTCGGGACACTGGTCCCCCTTTGAGCATTCGGCCGTGGCGTTGATGGCCGATATCGGTGTAGGCAATTTCCGGGGCTGGAAACAGTACCGGAAGTTCTTCGCTGGAGAGGACGGCAGATGAGAAACAAGATTCAATGGCTTAAGTGGGTCGATCCGCTGCGCTGGCAGGACACCAAAGACCCAGAGCTTTCTGGCGAACAGTCCACCACCGACTCTTTTTCCGAGGACGACAACGACGGCGACCAGTCCCGTCATGTTCGCATGATCGCTGGTCCCTATGGCCTTGTTCCCGTTGGCGAACACGGGTTGTCGAGCAAGCTGTACAAACTCTGGGTCGCCCACACCAACTTCGACATCACCGAATCGGTTGTCGAGTCTGTCGAGCAAATTCCTGGCGTTGAGATCCTCAGGGTCTGGACGCGGTACAGGATGTGGATTGGCATAGGCAACCTGTTTGACACGACCGAGGTGCAAAAGGCTATCGACTATGCCTTGTGCGGGGAACCGGAGCCTCCCCCGCCCAAACCAATCAGTAAAAAGCAGGACGCCGCCATCAATATCCTCGTCAAGAGGATGCAAAAGGAACACAAGAATGAAGCTTGGGCTATTTGTCGATTACCGGACGGGACTTTGTGGGCTGGTACTGGAGCCGATTCGGAAACTGTTATCCAGACCATTGCCGACCAGGGGCTTGACGGCAGCATCGTCGCCTCCAGCTGGGAGAAAAGTGGTCGTGCGTGAGGTAACCAACCAGCAGCTCAAAGACGCCATGGCTGTTGAGGACAACCGCAACATCATGCGGAAGGTCACCTCCAAATACGCCGGCCTGATCAACGCAGACGATCTGGACACATGCAGCCTTAATGCCCTGTGGCGCACCCTCCAGTGCCATGACCCGTCTTACAACCAGAAGTTCACGACCAGCCTGTTCCGGTTTTGCGAATGGGAATGCCAACGCGAGTTGCGAAAAAAGCGCACCAAGGTTGTGTCCATGACTGTGCCTATTGAGAATGCCTCCCCCGCTGAAATCGGCGAGGAGACCTTCCCTTCCGTCGACGAGGAATGGGTCAGGGAGGCGATCAGCCAGCTGGATGAGGAAGACCGCAACATTATCCAGTTTTACTTCATTGAGAACCACAGCCTGCGGGAAGTTTCTGCCAGATTTGGTTTGTCCAAGCAGGCGGCCAGAAAACGCAAGGCTGAGGCGATGCAAAAATTGAAGGAACGCCTAGAGAGCTGTTCTGGTTAGTATCGGTAGCTCGGCGGAATGTCCTTACCAGGAGAGATATATGGCTACCAATGTCGACCAAGTCAAGCGTTATGTTGAAATCGTTGTCAGCGCAGCTGGATGGATTCAGAAGATGATCCCCGGCCAAGCCGACGACAAGGCAATCGAGGCCCTGACCAAGCTGGCCAGCCAGCCCTGGTTCGCCGAATTCGCCACCTACATTCTGAACCTGTTTGAGGATGGCAAGGAACCTTCCTTGGCCGAACTCAACCTGGCCCTGACCCAATTTGTTCCCACCAAGATCGGCCCTGTCAACTGAGGTGACCCGTGCGTAAGGCTTTCCTTGCCCTGTCGTTTGTCCTGTCTTTTGCGCTAGGCGCTTTTGCGCAAGACAAATACCCCCTGCCTCAGCAGTCGATTGTCGGTGCGGAAAAGCCTGTGCCGCTTGGCGAACTGGTTGATCTTGGCTTGTCACCGATTGAGAATAAGCCAGCCAATCTTGTCTCATCCAGCGTCGATTGGAAGGTGTTTGAGGGGAACACCCCCAAACGCGTTCGTCCAACCGGCGACGGGATTTTCTTTGGCGCTGGTGTCACGCCGAAAAAACTACTTGTCATTGCGTCCGTCAGTTACTTATATGTAACTAAGGAGGGCGACAAGATCACAGATGCTCAGACCAGGATCAAAGTCCTGACCGCTGAGCTACAAATTGGCCAGTCCGAACCGATCCCGGGTCCAACTCCCAACCCCACCCCAGGCCCGGGACCCGCTCCGACCCCCACCCCCACCCCAACGCTGCCGGACGGGCGGTTCGGGCTGGCCAAAACCACCTACCTGTTAGCCACATCCAAGGTCGCTGCCCCGCGAGACAAGGCCGCATCGGTTTTGTCGGAAGCCTTTGAGTCCATCGCTTCTTCCGTGGCCGCTGGCGCCTACAAGACCGGCGACGCCATCCTGAAAGCGACCAAGGATGCCAACAACTCGGCTTTGGCCTCGGCCAACCTGACCCCGGAGCCGTGGGAGGAATTTGGCAACGAACTACAGAAAGTTTTGTACGACATGTACAAGACTAAAAAAATCACCACCGCCGAAGACTACGCCGATGCTTGGCGGGAGATTGCCACCGGCCTGAAAGCCGTGAAATAACTTGTCGTTCTGTCCGGAGCCTACTCCGGACAGATGACCGTTATGTCCGGACAGAAACATTAAGATTTTGGGTGAGATGACATGGACAACGAGATTATTGACGCCTACAAGAATGGCAACCAGTCTGGCTGGCCCGGGGCCGAAGAAGCGGCTATCGGCTACCAGATGGTCAAGGACGATTACAATTTCGTTGACTTCCAGATTGTCGGAGCCATCGGCGCACCCCCGAAGTTTTCAGAAAACTACCGGGTTGCCCGCAAAGTCCTGAATCGTGACATTGGCGGCAAGCTGAGCGTCCAGCTGATCGGGGACTGTGTCTCCTGGGGGATGAAGCACGCCGTCGAGTACCTTGCGTGCTGCGACATCCTCGTGCGCGGCGACGCAGAAGAGTTTCATCCGGTCTTTGCCCCCTACATCTACGGCGTCAGCCGAGTGCAGATCGGTGGTGGGCGCATCTCTGGGGATGGCTCCATCGGCTCCTGGGCAGCTGCTGGCGTGATGAAGCACGGCACCATTTTTGCCGACAAGGATGGTTGTCCGCCTTATGGCAAAGACATAGCCAGGGCCTGGGGCAAAAAGGGGCCAGACAGCAAGTTTCTGGAAGTCGGCAAGAAGTATCTGGTGCGCTCGGCGGCCAAGGTGAAGACTTGGGATGACCTGATCGCCGGATTGGCCAACGGTTATTCCTGCACGGTTGCCAGCGACCAGGGTTTTGAGATGACACCTGGGGCAGACGGGTACCACGACCCCTCCGGATCTTGGGCGCACCAAATGTGCATCTACGACTACTGCCTGGTTGATCAGGAGCATGTCTACATCGCCAATTCCTGGGGGGATGTCCACGGCGTGGTCAAGAACCCTGGAACGGGCGAGGAGATGCCACGCGGCACCCTGAAGGTCAAACGCAAGACTATTGAGCGAATGATCGGGCAGGGCGACACTTTCCTGGTCAGTCAATACGACAACTTCCCCAGCCAGGATATCCACATGGCCCTGTTTGATCTGGTCGGCAAATGAAAAGTGCTTTCCTTGGAACACTCCTGATAGGCACTGCGCCGCCCGCTGAAGCGTTCAACCTGATTCCGTCCGCTGACTGGCTGGCTCCCTATGGTGCCGCTCTCGCCCACAATCCAGACAATCTTGAGCGTTGGTGGTGGGACAGCAAAGTGAAGTGCTGGTGGCGCAGGGGACCAAGGAGGCCTATCGATGACAGATTCGGAAATTAAACCGGCCAAGAGCGGCGAATTCCCGGTACTGCAAGGTTATCTGGAAGAAAAACTGGTCGGTTTCGACCCGTTCACCATCCTGATGATTATCTCCGTCGGCATCCAGGCATTGCGATTGCTTTGGGAATGCAAGAAGGCGCGTTCTGCCCTTCAGGGGCTGGCTCGAGGTAACGGCCCCATCACCCGGATGTACACCCGCCACAAGGTGTATAAGCAGTTGATCCGGGCCGGTTTTTCCGACGAACAGGCGCAACAGGCGACCGAGGCCCTTCGACTAGCTTTTGCCGAGGGGCGGTTCGACGATGACTGATTTCCGGCGATTTGGCGGTGCTGCAACGACACTCTTAGAGTCAGTCGATGCGGTTTCCAACCAGATTGTCGTCAATTACTCGCCGGAGTTTCCCCAGAATCCCCCTTTCGACATCGTCATCGATTCAGAAATCTGTACTGTCCAAGCCTTGTCATCCCGGTTAGCGTTGCCCGTCGGCCTACTTCTTTCCCTCACCCAGCCCTCACCCGAATTGATCCTGACCGTTCTACGCGCTCAGGAATCCACCCAGGCCGTCAAGCATCTTGTTGGTAGGCCAGTCCAGCCCGTTTTGACCCAAAAAGCCTTCCTGACCGTTGCCGACGACAAGGGATATGTCTCTGTCCGTCCCGTCCCTGGCATCTCCATCACACTTCAGCCCTTGAGCGGGAACGGTGTTTCGCTGCTCGACCCCATGACAAATGGCTGGAGACGCTTTCCGGCGGGGACGGAAACCCTGCTGCCGATTCTGGCTGACGGGGAAGCCGCTGACATTTTTGCCCATTGGAATGAATCGCTCCAAAAGGTCATGTATTTCATGGCTGTTTGGTCAACATCCAGCTCTCGCCCGACAACGACCCTCAGGGATGGGGTGGCGACTAGAACAGATAGCTACAGCCTTGTCCCTAGGCGTTATGTCGGGACAATTCAGAAACAAGGTACCTTGTTCACGCCAAATGCGTACCGGGTCACCTTGAGTGCGGCCAATAATTTGACCGCCCGCCACGAAGGATTCAAGGTTGTGCGGCTTAATCCGACCGTGAGCGCCGTGGTCTTGCACGGCCTACAGTCAGCGCGAGACGGCAAGATGGTGATCCTGAGCAATGTGTCATCTTCCCAAGGAGTGTTGCTGAAGCACGCTTCTGCGTCGGCGTTGACCAACGAGAAATTCCTACTGCCCCAAAAAGGCGATCTGCCCATCCCGCCAGGCGGGGGCGTGGCCTGCATCTACGATGTGGTCAGCCGAGCCTGGAGATTTGTGGCCAACTGTTTCTTCCGCCCTTCCCGCGAGACCGATCCAGACATCGTTCAAGACGCTCTGGAAGACGGAGAGGGCAATCTGCTGGCATACGCCAATGAATCCGGCGACATCATTCTTTACCGAGGGAACTGACAATGGCCGACAATGTGCAAATCACTCCGGGTGCTGGTGTGTCCATCGCCGCCGACGAGGTCAACGATGCCACGCTGGGATCGTGCAAGGTCCAGTATGTGAAGCTGATGGACGGCACCCTGAACGGCACCAGCAAGGCCACGGTGGGGGCCAGCGGTTTAGCTGTTCACGCCGCCCAGAATGGCACCTGGAATGTGGCGGTTTCCGGAATTGCTGCTTCTCAACCTACTTCTGGCGGTATTCTTCCAGGATTTGGCGCCTCCATGTCTAACGGCAATGCTTGGACTCCTTTGAGCAATGCGTTTACTGCGGCAAACATAGGGCCAGTGGGTGTCTCAACACTTGCGGTTGCGCCATTTGTTTTCAATGGCACTGCGTATTCTCCCACCCTTATTCCGGCTGTTTACAAAGACCTCAGCGCCGTTTCCGTCGGTGTTTTGGCAACTGTCTGGACTCCGGCTTCCGGCAAGAAAATCCGGCTGTTGGGCGGTATCCTGTCGGTCTCCGGCAATGTCTCGCTGCTCTTTGAAGACAACTCATCCGGCAACTTTGTCTTCCGCACCCCCATGATCACGGCAGACACGGCCTTCCGGTTTGACCTGCCGGGTGGGCGCCTGTTGTCAGCAGCCAACAATGTCCTCAAACTCACCCAAACCCCCAACTCGCCGTCCGTCACCGTCACCGGCACGCTGTTCGGCATCGAGGAATAATTCATGGCCGGTCAACTCCACCGTTTTTCCAACCAGGCTGTCACCTACCTCGGTTCAGCGATCAGTTCAACCGACACCGAGATCGTCGTTGTCAATATCCTGAAGTTCCCCCACCCACCCTTTGAAGTGACCTGCGGTCAAGAGGTGATGCGGGTCACAGCTGTTGATGACCAGACAAACACGCTGACAGTTTTGCGAGGAAGGGAAGGTACCACAGCCGTCCTACACGCCGCTGGCGACCCCATCGCCCACACCGTGACGCGGGATGGTCTTCTAGATGTGTTGGACAATAACGGTATTGCCAATGCTGCCCTGTCGTTTTCGGCGACGGACACAGAGGCTCCAGGCTCTGGAACTGTCTATTTGGCTCCACTTCAGGGCAACAACATTTCCTTGTGGGACACCTTGGAAAGCCGTTGGCGCAAGTTCACGCTGAATATCGCCCCCTATGTGTCGGCCAACGAAGTAGCTGGCAAATGCGTGGATGTGTTTGCCTACTGGGATAATTCTGCCCAGGCTGTGGCTTTGCAGAAGGTGGTTTGGGACAGAGACACCGGCAGGCCTTCCGGCTATGACCTTGTGCGCGTCGACGGCGTGATGGTCAGCCAGCACTCAACCGCCTGGAGGCATGTCGGCACTTACCAGATGTTGGCGAACTCGGCGGTCGCCCTCTCAAGCCACACCCCGTCTCTGTCTGGGGTAAGCACTCTGGAACTGCCTCGCTATGGCAAGAATATCCTGCGTGTTGATCCGCCGATCAATGGTTATGAAATCCATGGCGTAGAGTCAATCGCAGATGGTGAAACTGTCTATCTGCTGAATATTTCCGAGACTGACACATTCTACCTAAAGCACGCTTCGGTGACAGCACCGTCCGGCTCCAAACTGCTGGTTCTTGATCTGGATGACTACCCTGTTTTTCCGTTGGGTGGGGTAACGCTGGTTTATGACGCCGCTTCTTTGGGTTATCGCGTCCTGGGAGCCTGTTGCACCACGACCACAACCACTACAACAACCACGACTTCCACGACAACTTCCACAACGACTACCAGCGGCCCGACCACTACCACAACCAGCACGACCACCAGCACAACAACCACGACCGCAAGCCCCTACCCGCTGCCAGCAACATGCCTCAAATCCTTAACCTATGTCCGCTCGTCTTCCAACACGAACGGTATCTCCGGCAATCATTTTGAGTTCAGCGACGACGGCACAAACTGGTATGTGGTCAGCAGCATGATCCCCAAATCAGTCGCCAATTTGACCTACACATTCCGTCTGCAAAACACCAGCACTCATCCTTTTCGTTTATTTGACACAGATGGGTTCAACCGACTGGTTCCTTCGGCCACCAATCCTGCGTCTGGCAATGTGGCAGATGGGTTCTGGGGCGGCGATGTGGTCTTAACGGTAACATTAGAAGAAAAGGCGCCTTTTAGCTACGATTGCTCGTTGCATGGCTACGAAAGTGGTATCGGTGAAGACGCCATCATCTATGATCCGGTCTGTACTTATTGCGCACAACCGGACATGTTCATTCGTATCAACATGGACCCGGACACACTTCCCCCACCACCAGCGTGGCCTTCCAATGTTCCGGAAGTCCAGATGCAATTTACCAACCCTCCTGGTGAGGCAACCGGCGGGGATGTTTACAGGACGAGCCTCCAATTTTCTGGCATGTCCGGCGTCATAGCTGGTTTGAAAGTAACTCTGCACGATGTGTCATCTTTTTCTTCGGTTGGCACAAGCGTGTTGATGTTGAAAGCACCGTCAGGCAAAGATCTCTTGCTGGCTGGCGCCCTGGCAAATAGCGGCAATATCACAGAACAGACTTATGTCTTTACTAACGACAGCGGAGACTCGTTGTTTTCTTTCGGTTCTGGAGGAAATTTCCGCCCCAATCCCAACGGCAATCAAAATGTCACATATTGGCCGGATTCATCGGCCCCGTTTGGCACAACATTGACTGATCTATTTGGAGACAGCCCCAACGGAGAATGGAAGCTCGGCATGATTGCCGATACGGGTTATGGATCAAGAATCTTGCGTGTGCCAAGTTGGTCTGTGGAAGTCTTAACATCAACCAATGAAAGCCATACTGTTCGTGCGACCGATCCACAGTCAGGCGGTTACACGCCCGTTAACGCATGGCCCTACGAAGCTGATACTGAACTTCAGGATTTGGAAGAGCTTGGTGGCGTCAATTACTTCACTTCGACTGTTGACGCTGGCGAAACCCGTTATTATCGATTTAGGTCGAAATATTCTGCCAATTATTATCTGTGGGCTGGTGGACAGAATTCTGGCGGAATTAAGCTAGAAATATTCCGCAACTGGAATGCTTCTGGGTCACCATCTGTCACTTACACAAACCTGTATGACTCTTCGCAAAAGCGATTGGCTTGCGACGCAGGCGAATTCATTGTTTTCAAATTCACGAACACATCAATTGTCTTCAAATATATCACGCTAAAATTGCAGACTCCCGGCGTTCATTACGAGATGAGTGCCAACGAGACAGACTGGTATCTTCCGGAAAGATGGAAGTTTGGTGGAGCCAATCCAACCGGGCCAGCCACCTACAATCTCAATTTGAAATATTTGAAAAATCCCAAATTCGCCATGAGGATGACGGGTGCTTTCTCGCCTGTTTGGTCTGGTGGCTCTGGAATTGGGACTGTTTCCAGCAATTCCGTAAATTATTACCACTTTGATTCGACCAAAGCGGCTACCCAGGAATTGTCCTTCACGATGGGTGGAACCTCTCCTTCGATTCGTTACATCACCACCATAACTGGCACGCTAGTTATTCAAAATGATGATCTAGACGACAATCGTCAGTCGATTATTTATGGTGCTGGATGTTTTGGAGACGATCCTGTACCTGACACGACTTCCCCGCCCACCACTACCCCAGCACCTTGGGTGGCTGGATATTATTGTGTCAATGATTCTTATCAAGGCACTACTGGGTGCAGCTATATATCAACGCGCCCACCCGCCAATCCTTTGGTGACTTATACCGGGCCTTATGTCTCATCGGGCGCGTGCAATGTGGCTTGTGCTTCGTTGGGAACGACCACAACTACGACGGCTGCGCCGACCACCACCACAACAACACCCCCGTTTGTAGCTGGTCGTTATTGTTTTTATTCAAGAGATAAATTTACTGGCGCAATGATTTTAGATAGATGTGGATATCTTGATAGCTTAGATAGCCCTCAATATGAACATACTATTGTTGGTGGACCTTATACCAGTAATAATGATTGTATAAACTCGGGGTGTGGAACTACTACCACCACAACAACCACAACAACCACGACCACTACGACGGCTGCGCCGACCACAACGACTACCACAACTGGTTCGGCTACAACGACCACGACAGCTGCTCCGGTTACTACGACCACAACCTCAACAACCACAAGCACCAGCACGACTTCAACAACAGCTGCGCCGTCTTACAGGTACAATTGTGAGATAGTCGCAACTACCGGGAACAGCTTTATCTATGGCTGTGTTTCCACAGGAAGCTACACGGTTGGAACTTACGCTTCCGAGCAGGATTGCCTCAATGCAGGATGTGGTGGGGGTGGTGGAGGTGGCGGGGTGACCAGCACATCTCCGCCAGGATAATCTTTTCAAAAAACAGTTAGAAAATAGGTCGTTTTCGGCCTATTCTTTGACAGGTCCCAAGATGGGGTCTTGGTGTACTTTTTTGTTGCCGTTATTTACTAGCGTTTTACTCAGGGCCGGTTCGGCATCGGTTCCTTGGAGGTTTTTGTCATGTCTGCAAGCGTTTTTCGTAACAAGTTTTCAGAAGATATCTTTAACTATAAGTATAGGCACGAAGGTTGTGAAACCTGGGAAAAATTGGCCAAAGTGCTGGTCGAAGATGTCTGCCGGGAATGGATGACCGCCGACGAAAAAGCAACCCTGACCCAAGCCATCGCCGAAATGAAATTTCTGCCCGGCGGTCGCTATATCTATTATGCTGGCAGGCCTATCAAAGCATTTAACAATTGCTATCTTTTGAGAGCAGAAGAGGATACTCGTGAAGACTGGGCCATGTTGTCCTGGAAGGCAGAGTCGTGCTTGGCAACTGGTGGTGGCATTGGGGTGGACTATTCCATTTACCGCCCCAAAGGCACGCCTCTGAAGCGGACGGGTGGGGAGGCCTCTGGCCCTGTCTCTAAGATGAGGATGATTAACGAGATCGGTCGCGAGGTCATGCAGGGTGGCTCCCGGCGGTCGGCGATCTACGCCTCGCTGAACTGGCAGCACCAAGACATTAAAAACTTCTTGTACGCCAAGGATTGGCACTCCATGAAGGTGCCAGGGACCGACAAGACGGTGTGGGACTGCAAGGTCGCCGATTTCAACTATCCCGCCCCGTTGGACATGACCAATATTTCGGCCAACTACGATGACGCTTGGCTGAACCTGCCCGACCGCCACAAGAACGAAGTCTTTTTGATCAACTGCCGTCAGGCCATGGAGACCGGGGAGCCTGGATGGTCTTTCAACTTCGGCGACAAGCAGAACGAGACCCTGCGCAATGCCTGCACGGAAGTGACCTCAGAGGACGACTCTGATGTGTGTAATCTCGGCTCTCTGAACATGTCTCGTATTGAGACTGCCGAAGAGTTCCGTCAGATTGTCGAGTTGGCCACCAAGTTCTTGATTTGTGGCACCATGGTGGCGCATCTGCCCTACGACAAAGTCTACGCAATTCGTGAGAAGAATCGCCGACTTGGGCTGGGGCTGATGGGTATGCACGAGTGGCTGGTGCAGCGGGGCAGTCGCTACGAAGTCACCGATGACCTCCACAAGTGGCTGGCGATCTACCGGGACGAGTCTGATGCCGTTTCCCGTTCGTTCTCGGCCAAGCTGGGCATCAGCGAACCCGTGGCCAAGCGGGCGATTGCCCCCACCGGCTCCATCGGTATTCTGGCTGGCACGACCACCGGCATCGAACCGGTCTTTGCCGTGGCTTACAAACGACGCTACCTCAAGAACGGTACCCAGTGGCACTATCAATATGTCGTGGACAGCGCCGCCAAGGACCTGATCGAGCGATACGGCGTGGACCCCCACAAGATCGAGTCGGCCATCGACCTAGCCCGGGATTACGAGCGTCGCCTCAAGTTCCAGGCTGACACCCAGGATTATGTTGACCAGTCCATCTCGTCGACGATCAACATGCCCAGCTGGGGGTCGGAACTGAACAACGAGGACAAGATTGAGGACTTCGCCGCAACCCTGTCCAAGTATGCCCCTCGCTTGCGTGGCTTCACGGTTTACCCCGATGGTGCCCGCGGTGGCCAGCCCCTAGTCTCCGTGGACTATGACGAGGCCGCCAAGCAACAGGGCGTGGAGTACCTAGAGCATGATGTCTGTGTAATTGGTGGCAAGGGTGGAACTTGCGGTAGCTAAAACCACCAAAAAACAATTCTTGAGGCCCGGTCGAGTCATTCGGCCGGGCCTTCTGGTTACTATCGGTAGGATCAAACCCACCCCTAAGGGACCGTCATGAGCAAGAATAGCAACACACCCCTCAATATTTTCCTGGAAGAAGTCGAGGCGATCCTCCAGCAGGCCGGGCTGAATCCTAAGCAAGCTCTTGAGTTTGTCAACGAGAACAAGGTCAATGAGGCCTGCACGATTCTGGCCACCGAAGTCCTGAATGTGTTGAGCAAGGCCTCGGAGGGATATGACCCCCCTGAGTCGGCCCGCAACAATGCCCGCAAGGTTTTGAAGTGGAAAGAGAAGTATGGCAAGGAATGCAAGGGAATGACGCCTGTGGGCTGGGCACGCGCCCGCGATCTGGCAAACGGCGCCAAGCTTTCTGCGTCGACGGTGAAAAGGATGGCCTCTTTCAACCGGCATCGCAGCAATTACGAGAAAGCCCGCAATAAACCCGAGGCGAAGACCAAGCCCTGGACCATACCGGCCATTGTCGCCTGGTTGGGTTGGGGTGGCACCTCTGGCGTGGAATGGGCCATCCGCACCTCGCAGTCCATTCAGAACAAGGCAAAAAAGAGGAAGTAATCCATGCACAAGATCGCCTTCATCGTCCCCGCCTCCAAGTCTGCCGATGTCAACGGTTTTCTGGATGCGCTCACCAAACAGATCGCCAAAAAGAATCCCGATCTCAACTACGAGGTTGTGGTGGTACGCCAGGCCGACGAGGGGCCGTTGAACGCTGGTTGGTTGTGCAATGTTGGGGTTCAGGTGACGGACGCCGCTTATTTCGTCTTCCATTCTTCCGAGCCGCTTACTGGGTCGGATGCCGACTACCGCCTGGAAGACGCCTTCGTGGAGATGGGCGGCGTGCAGATCATGCCCGTGGAAATCTACAGCGAGGTCAACGGTTACTCCAACTGCTATCCCGGCACGAATGTCCACACCGCCGACATGTTTGAGCGATGCATCCGCAAGGGCATTTTCATGTCCCGTCGCGAGGCAAACTTCCCACCATTGACATTTGATGTCATGGAGCAGTTCAAGGCTGGCAAGCGGGTCGGCACCAACTACGACCGATCCAAGGATGGCATGTCCAGTCTGGTTTACCGGATTCTCTCGACAGACAGTCTGCCTGGGATCAAGGGCAAGGTTGTCCTGGCAACAGCTGAGCTTGGCTCGACACCAGCCCCAGCCATCCCCACGACTGAAGCTCCGGCCACCACCCAGGCTCCTCCTGCGGTGGAAGAGCTTGCCAACACAGACGGAACTGATCCGGATGAATTCCACACTTTCTGGCGCACACGAGGGGAAGACGATGGCGCGGAGCGAGGGGTTTGAGGTTGGAGATGTCGTCTGCCTGAACAGCGGTTCGCCGCCGATGACTGTGATATCTTTTGCCAGCGATGACACTCTGGTCTTGGCGTATGCCGACCTGAATGGCAATCTGTTGCGGGAAAACCTCCCTCGCCAGGCTGTCAATCTGACCGAGTCACGCTGGTGTCTTGATGTCACTAATGCGGATGTCGACTTCGACGACGAGGAAGAGGACTACTGATGCCGACCTACGATTACCGCTGCAACAGCTGCGGGCATGAGTTTGAGGTCTACCAGTCGTTCACCGACAAGGTCAAGCGCACCTGCCCAGACTGCAAGAAGAAAACCCTGGAACGACTGATCGGGTGTGGCATCGCCGCCTTTTGCCAACAAGACCCGACCACCATCGGTCAGCTGGGTGAGCGGAATGCCAAATCGGCCGGCAAAACCAAGGTTGACGAGATTGCGGCTGAGACCGAAGCCAGCAACAAGAAGGCCCAGCAGATGCTTAGCAAGGAGGCTGGGAAAAAGCCCTGGTGGAGGGACAGCGACAAACCGCTTGATCTCAAGAAAATCAAGAATGTCAAAAAATACATCGAGGAGGGCAAGGGCTAATGACCACTCCGAACGACCCGACCAATCCGCATGTCGCTGTCATCTATCTTTTTTCAGAGGTTCACGAGAGGCTACCGGACGGATCGGCCTCCGGGAATCCCGTCGAGAAGAAGAGGCTCACCCTTCATCTCAAGGGTGTTGACAGATGGACTTGTGAGCGTCGTCTGAACGAGGCAATCGAGGAGTTGATGAAATGTTGCGCAACATCGTGAACACCCAACCACCCACCAAGTTCGGCTTCCAGGATGGCGGGCATGTCATTCTGGAATGTTCAAGTTGCAACAAGCCTCTGGTGGATGTTTGGGCCGTGCAGCCCGACCAGCCGTTTGAATGGCAGGTCAAGGCCAAATGCTGCTACTGCGGGGACACTTCTTTCCAGAAAGAGGTGAAGGGTCTCTTTCGTTATTCTGGCGCACAGAAGCCCAGCGAGACCGATGCGGAAGATACTGTTCTCGTCACGCAGGTGACTCATCTGGAAGCTGACGGGCAGAATGTGCTGTTCTACACGGCACCCGGAGACAAAGCATGACCCGTCGCATCATCGACGAAGCCAAGAAATTCCTGGAGAAGAAAGTCAATCCTGTTGAGGTGACTTCCTACGACAAGAAAGCCAACCTGATCGATCCTGAAAATCATGGGTGTGTTGCGCGTATTACTGTGCATGAGAAAACCGGCCTTGAGAAATGCGAGGTGCGTGTCTGCACCCGCGGAATCGATTCTGGCCTGTTCTACAACCCGCTCAACCATCACCACGATGACCTTGTGCGTTTTGACAGCCACACCGGAAAAATGCGTTTCTGTTGGCGAGAGGTCAGCAGGACATCGTTCGACCAATATGTCGAGTTTTTGAAAAGCGGAAATCAAGCCATGTTGCGCATGGCTCAGAGGAGTTGATCATGGCCAAGAAGAAAGTGGAACCAAAGGTTCTAACCAAGGCTGAGCATTACTATCTGGAGTCTCTGGCGGGCCTGAAGAATCTTGCCGAGATCGCCGAGGATCTGGGTTGCCAGCCTGAACAAATCGCTGACGCCTACAAGAAAGCCAAGGCTAAGTCGCCCGGCAAGTTCGGTCGCCCCTCCCAAGGCGTGACCGTGATGACGGAGGCGGCTGCCATTGAGGGAGACGACCACGGCAAGGCTGTGCGGGCTGGCAATAAGTTCATGACCCGCTACGCCAAGGATCTCTACCGGGGCGAAGCCTAGTGAGATACGGGACGCTGGCCCAGGCTCTCTCCGATGCCCCCATGGACCGGGCTTTCCTGTTGGTCGAAATGGCCGAGGGGAACTTTGCGGTGGTGGACGGGACGAATGAGGACTGGGCTAATCTCGCCAGGTTGCCTGAGAAAATCCGTGCGGTCTGTGTCCGCTTCCGTTCTTCCAGGCTGGAAGTCAGCCCGAGGGATGCCAAAGGTTATTTCTTTCGACCCGGGGTGGGCGCTTCGCTGTCGGCGCAAATCCAACAGTACAACTTATTCGTGCTTGGGCATCTTGAAGAAGATGGGCAAACTGTACAAACCTTTACCGTGGTAGTGCCCGAGCTTTTGGTTGTAAATTCTGATCGTCGAAATCGTCACGATCAAGAAACTGTGGGTAAGTCCTTGATAACATCCTAGTCTCACCCCTATTCTCTCACCTGAGGGGTTAGGGAATGGCAAAGAAAGCTACTGAACACAGTCGGTACGAAAGTCGCTATGGCGGTGGATGGGTTGCTCCGCAACAAATCCTGGCCGAAGTGATGTGCGAACGCCAGGCTGCCAAGGAAAAGACTTCTCTGCCAGCGAAGTTCTGGGAATTGCCGCGCTGGAAGAAGATTTTTCTTCTTCAGTTGCGATTGGCGCTCAAGCTTTTGGAAAAACACCATCCCTCCGTTATCTCAAGGGCGATCCGGTCACCCGAGGGAAAAAAGGTTTTTTCGTTTGGGGCACCCTTCTTCAAGGATGTCTTGGCTAGGGAGCAGGAAAAATACGATGCGGAAATAGCCAGTCTGGCTGCTGCGCCGCCACCGCCCCCGCCCGATCCAATCGTCAACGACCAAACACCTAGGCCGGATTTCATTCCCCGTCGTTCTTTGCGCAGCAAATTGGAGGATTTTGAGCGTGAGTAAGAGCAAGCAGGAAAGTCATGACACACAACTGCAAAAAGAACTGGTCAAGCAGTACGGGGAAGGCGTGGCTGTTTCTGCCAGAGACATGCTGGAGGAAGAAGGCCACAAGAAGATGGTGGTGCCGGTTGGCCCGGCCCTGAATGTCGGCCTGCACGGAGGCATTCCCGAGGGTTCCTGGATCACCTGTTCAGGCCAGCCCAAGACCGGCAAGGAACAGCCAATTTCCGCTACTGTTTACACCCCCAACGGCCCGCGCAAGATCGGCGACTTGGCGGTGGGCGATGCCGTTTGCCACCCCGACGGCTCGGTCTGTGCTGTGGTTGGCGTTTTTCCTCAGGGAGTCAAGCCGGTTTACCGCGTCACCTTCGACAACGGGGACACGGCTGAATGCGGCATGGATCATCTTTGGGAGGTTTCGGCCAAGGCGCGCAAGTCCCCCGAAGTCGTTGCGTTGAAAGACATCAAGAACGATCTCTACTACAAGGAAAAAAATAATCGATGGGGACAGCGGCCCAAGTGGCATGTTCGACTGACTGCGCCGGTATTTTTCCGTCCCAGGCCGGTTCCTGTCCATCCGTATGTTGTTGGTCTGATGCTTGGCAACGGCTCCATGACCGAAAAACAGCTGAGTTTTTACGCTGCCGACAAGGAATTGGCTGTTGCTGTCGCCGATCATGGCGAGTGCGATATCTCGGCCTCCAAGTCAAACAACTACAGTTATTGGCTGACCGGGGCCAAGCAACTGAAGACCGCCCTGAAGCGTCTGGGGTTGATTGGCAGGAATTCGCACACCAAACATGTTCCTGACTGCTTTTTGTACAACTCGGTCGAGGTTCGCCAGGCCGTCTTGCAGGGGCTGATGGATACCGATGGCACCGTTGGCAAGGCTGGGAGCGCAGAGTTCACCACCGTGTCACAGCGGCTGGCCGATCAAGTGAAATGGTTGGTGCAGTCTTTGGGTGGCCTCTGTTCTGTCAGGGCTTGCCGTCGCATCTTCAATGGCAAGCTTTTCCGGTTTTATCGCTGCCACATTCGTATGTCGGACATGTCGTCCATCTTCCGTCTCCCCCGCAAGAAG